AAAACGCCCCGATATTCCAAGCGGCCACACAACCGGCACCTATTTCTTGATCTTGCCAATAATTCTTGAAACCATCCAGCGGAAGAGAGGTTTTGTCATCCTGATCGAAGCAAAAAATATGCTCCACCTGATCTGGTTTATCCGCTCTTGATAGCCACATCTCCCGGCACGCAAGAGCCTGTTGGGGCCTTCCTCGCGTGGCATGGATGAGGGAAATCTTCTGTCCTGCCTTGATATGCCTGTTGAGTTCCAGACGATCCGCCTCCCCCTTTTTGTCAATGAGGCGAAGTGTTTGGGTGTAGAGATAAAATCCCTTCCAGTCATACCACTCCCTATTGAGCGACCAGTAGGTTTTTGCCGGTATAGGCAAGTGCATCATGACTTTAGCCAACTCATGCGCCTTTTCATATTCGCCATCTAGGATGTGAAAATTTGCCATGAGCGCGAGAGCCTCCCGGCGGTCCGGCATCTCGTGATATGCTCTAGCTGCTAAAGTTCTAGCCTTCTCCGGTTCTGTCTCCACCTGGGCCAGATTTAGAAGCGTCTCATACATCATGATTGAATCAAGTGCGGGACTTGCTAACGCTAACGCCCCCCAGCTTTTTAGGTCTGCAATGTTCCCGCACTCGAAAGCTTCTTGGGCAAGGTAAAAGTAGTGCCTCCCGTTATCCTCAACTGCTGCAAGGAGAATGGCCTTGTTCCGCGGTGCGCTGGTTGCCCTGAGTGGATACGGCGAGTGAATGAATACCGCGTCCTTGATCACGCGGAACGAGATATCCCGGTTGAAGCGCAACGCCTCGTGCAACGCCCCATGCCACGATGAAAATCCTGTGTTTTTTACGATGCGTTCCCTCATGACGATCTGCTTGTCTCCCTGCCTGACATGGTACGGTAAGATGAAGACATCTTCTGTGGCGTTGTCGCAAGCCACCCTGATGGCATCTGCCGAGCCGGGGGCTAGGGTGTCGTCGCAATCGGCCCACATGAGATGTGTGAACTCGTCTCCCGGCTGCATCCATGCCTTTTGCCTCGCCTTGGCGAAGTCGTCCACATGGAAAAAATCCCTCTCGTTCTTGTATTCGATGAGCCGGACTTCAATGTGATTAGCAAGGCAAAAATCTTCGATGACTTCCCTTGAGAGGTCAGGATCGGCGTTCCCGACGGCGCGACAGGCGAAAATCTTGTCAGCGACAGGCGCGAACGAATCAAGAAACCGCTCGATATTCTTCGACTCGTTCCCGTAGATGAAGCAGAGGGCAATTCGGGATTTCATTTCCGAGGGTAGCAGTCAATAAGTTTCACGGCTCCCCTTCTAGGTGGAGTCTCGGAGAGTAGCAACAAAAAAGAGAGGGCCATTTCCGGCCCTCTCCTCATTATGAATCTTTCAATTATCGGTTAAGCGTAACCTGTCGTGACAAGCGCGCAGCAGGTCGTATCAATGATTTTCTCAGAAGTGTGCTGGCGAACGCGAAGCACATTCGAGCGGATCTTGTCATCCCGATATGTCTCAGGAGTGAAGAGTCCAGTCGTGTCTTTAGTCCACTGGATCGTGCGGCCGACGCCGCCGGCTGTGTACTCACCGCCCTTGATCTGAGCAACGGCGAAGTATGTGTCGTTCCAGATGAACGATCCGGCGTAGACCTGGCCCTTGGCGTTGACATTGTACGGGCATTTCGCCACATACAGATTATCAATTCCCAGCGCTTCAGCAACGCTCGCTTCTCCCGGAAGCATCTTCTGACCAGCGGCACGAGGAACAACGCCATAAATCTGGTTCTGCAATAGTGTCGAGCGACGGATGCGCTGGTACACATTGAAGGACATGATGACAGCGTTCGGAATGATGCCATTCAGCAGCATTCGGGCCTTGGCAAGATCGACATCGCTACAGACATCAATCGTGTTGAGGTTCGTGGCGGTGTAGTTCGCCGTTGATGCGGTCGCCGTAAATGTCGTTGCGTTCTGGATCAGAGCGGCTACGCGCTTCTCGTAGGAGAGCTTGAGTGATCGCTCCAGCAGAGCGGCCTCGGTTGCCTCCAGATTCATAAAACGATCAACCTCCTCTTCGTAGGAATCATCAATGACGGACTCCAGTCCGTATTCCTGGGCATCGTACACATCGACTCCGTACTTGCGGTTGATGCGCTGATAATCTGCGCCAGATTCACGAGGCTGCGCGTCTGCATTGAGCAGCTCGGCATCAGCCAAGCTCGCCTTCATGTAGATTCCGCGCTTCGAGTCCTCTCCCTTTACGGGGAGAACTCTATCCCCGATGAGCATTGTGTCGAGATCCGCATTGGCCTGCATGACCAACGCATGAATGTCCGACCGTGGTGTAGCTTGTCCGCTTGTGTAGGGCATTGTATGTTTTCCTTATGGTTGGTTGCTTAGAATCCTTGGTTTACGAATTCGAGGACGATGCCGTTGCTTGCGACGCCGGACTGAATAGCGAGTGCGCCAGCGGTGTAGCCGCCAGCAGCGGAGGCAGTGCCGATGTATCCGCCCGTGATAATTGCGTATCCGGTACCGGGAGTAACAGCAGTGCCGGAAACGGCAGCAAGGAAGGTGCCTGCACCAGTCCAGAGCTTCACCTTGCCATATTGCCCGGCCTGAACATCCTCCTGGAGGATTCCGACACCGTTGGATGTGGCCGTGTTGGCCGGGGTGATTGTACCGTCAGAATTGACAGTCACGGCAAGGTAGGCTGGGATGCCGTTTGCAGTGGTCGTTCCGGAGGGCGCGATTGTTACCGTGCTGCCGGTGTAGCCGGAAGAAACGAGAAAGGTGCGAAAATTGCCGTCGATTTGTGAGGACATAGTAGGTTACAGGGTGCGGGGTGTTTTGGGCGTCATGAACGACTTGCGATGTTCGGCGTATTCGGCCTTGTTGTGTTCAAGGCAGAATCGGATGGCTTCGTTTTTGTTGCCTTTGAGTTCAGTGGTCTTTTCGGAAACCAGATCCTCAAAAGTTTTCTTGCCTTTGGCTTGGGAATCGCCAGCTCCGGCGGGAGAAAGCTTCATGCCGTATTTTGCGGCCAGCGCGATGATTTCGGCGCGGGAAGCCTTGGCGGAAAAACCCTTCTTTGAGAGTTTGCCCTTACTGAGCTTCTCCTTTTTCTTGAGCTCGTCTTCGTCTTCGTCCTCATCCTCATCGAGTGCAGTGGAATCGGCCTCTTCGTCGAATTCCTTGTCCTTATCGGGGTTCTCGACTTTGGGCTCGACAGAAGGATCGGTGGCCTTGGGGGATTTCTTTCCCTCGCCTCCTTCATCGTCCTCGTCTTCCTCATCTTCGCTCTCGTATTTCGAGAGTCGCGTTTCGAGTTCCTCCATTCGGGAAAGCATTGCCTCCATTTCGGTAGGCTCCTTCTCCTTTTGGGTGTCTTCGAGCTTGGTCTTGAGCTTCGTTGCGGGTGTTTTGGTAGCCATAGCTTTAGGTGGGACGCTGTGAGGCGTCTTTTGGGTGTCAACAGTTTTCTTAGAAAAGAGAGATTTATTTGCAGCGGGGTCCGAGACGAGTGCGCTTGTGATCAACTCGTCACACCTTGCGCGCATCTGTCCATCAACTCGTTCGTCGTCTCCGGTGAACTCGATGGACATCCCGAGGTGATCGGGCTTCTTGCTCGCAATCTCAAAGATGCGGTTGCGCTCGGGCTCAGATTCGTAGATGTGAAAATCTCCGAGAACCTGCTTGTCGTTCATGGAGAAATTATCCACATAGCCAATCGTCGCGAAGACGCCGGACCCATGATCGGCCTTGACCTTGACGCTTCCCAGCTCGGTAGCCTGATCGAAGACTTGTTGAAGCGTTGTCTTATCGACGAAGACATCGTGCCCTCTGGCCTCCCCTAGAGAGATGAGAGAAACGCGCTGAATTACTCCCTCTTCGGGGTCAACTTTAGCGTCTGAATCCTTTAGGGAGACTTGGAAGCACCTTGTATTCACCCCACTTGCTATGTGAGGCAAATTCCAGCACGCAAGAAGAAAATCATGGAAGCCTTGACTCGTCGTAGAATCCCTTGTCCACGATCTTAATGGCTGCGGCGATTGCGCGATCTATGCCCCATCCTTTCTCTTCCATGAGCGCATGACGAACCGCGTCTATTTTAGCGCGCCGTTCTTTCTTTTTCGCAATCTCTTCAGGTGACTTTTTCGGCTTCGCTGATTTCTTCTTTTTCTCTTCAGCTTCTTCCTTGGCTTTTTCGACTTGATCCTTTTTCTGCTTGTCCTTGACGGCTTTCCTCTCATCGAAAAAGGGCTTTAGAATGGCCCTTTGTTCTTCACTCGATAATCCGTCCCATTTTATGAATCCTTCTGTTGAAGAAAGCTCGGGCCAATTTTCCGCAATCCATCTATCCCGATAATCCCGTATCAGGCTGAAGGCTTTTTTTTTAAGCTGGAGACCAGTTCCCTTACCTCGTCATCCGTAAAATTGAACTGATGGAATTCCGACTCTTCCTTTGGCTTTTCGATGGTGTCAGATTCTTCTTCCCTTGGCTTCTCTGGATCTGGTTTCTTTTCTCCATCCGGCCCTCCTGCTGTCTTGTCCTGAGTCCCGGGAACAATCGGCCCCATGCCAAAGACTTCCTCCACGGTATTACCGAACTCGGCAGCCGCCTTTTTCTTGATGCTCGCCCATCTGGACATATCACGCGCAACGCTCTCGGCGTCGCGTCCCTCTCCGCGCCAGTATCCAAGCGGGTCAAGGAGACCATTTTGATACAGGGACACATTCGCCGCGGCTTCTTTTCCAAGGTCAGGCTGCGGGTGCGGACGGAATGAGAATCGGCCTTTGATGATCTTCTCTCCCACCTTGACAGGGAAGTATCCTTTGGCGATGGCATCAACAAGTGCTGCGTTTTTGATTCGGTGAGCCAACGGGGAGATGATCCCCTGGCCTCGCTCAAACTCCGCTTTTGCCTGTTCGCTCTCCAGCCTGCTCGATACGCCTCCCATGGCCGTAGCGTCCAATGCGAACGAATATGGGAGATTGTACGACATTGCGCACATCTTCAGGAGCTGCAAAATGAGATATTGAGACTCGGAACCAGGGGAAGCAGTTTCAGGGAATGCGATTTGCTGGCCCGATGGAAGGTGATTGATCTGACCGATGTTGATGTCGGTCTGCATCCCTCCTTGCCCCCCGGCGAAGAGATTTGAGGCGTAGGGGTCCATTGTTCCCTGACCCTGAATAGCTCCGTTGCTATTGGTGAAGACGGTAAGAGCCGCCGCGATCTTCGCCTTGCCTTTTAGAAATTCCAGCCACTCGTAAAGATCCCGCAGTGGCATGGAGGCAGTGTCATACATGGAAACCCCGCGATACATATCCAGCCTGAGGGGATCTGTGTAATGGATGAACTGATCAGCAGGGACATCTACTGGATCGGTATATTGTGAGATGACAGGGTTGCGACGGAAGACGCGGTAGGCCACGGGCTCGCCGTAGTCTCCGATGATGACACCGGCAATGTACCTCTCGGAAACGACATTCTGATAGATTCCCCCGATTCGGTCAGGTTCGACGGCTTGTATTTTCAGCGGAAGTTTCACGATGTCTTCTTCTGACATTCCTTCTTCCATTCCCGGTCGCATGAATGCCCACCCGTAGTCTCCCCCGCGATTCTTCCCGATGACGCCGAACTGCATCATATGGAAAAAGTCCCACCTCTCCGTCACATCGCAGTTGGGAAACCAGATATTGTTCAGGTAGTCCTCGACATCGGCATTAAGTCCGGCGTCTCCCGTCTGAGCATCGTAACCGGTCGGAGCCACATACATTGCGTATTTCCGGTTCAGCGTTTTTGCAGGCGCAAAATTGTTTTCGATGTCCTCCGCTTCCCTCATCAGTTGCAACCTGTCGCGCTGTTTCTGAAAGTCGTTGGGATTGATGTTCTGCGGTGCCTGCCTACGGTGAGGCGTTGACCTGGCGGCATCGTAGGCAAACTGATGGAAGGCCATCCGAGACGCTATCCTCTTCAGTGCGTAGTTCGGCATGAATCTTCCCAGAACCTTGTCAACAGAGCTGATTTTGAAATTATTCATGCCTTTTTCCTTCCGAATGGGTTTTTAGGTTTTGGGCTCATGTCTTTTTCGCCCTTCTTTTCGAGAAAGTCCCTCATGCGATCGCGCATGGAACGGCTTTCCTTGTAGGACAAGTTCCATTCTCTCATCTCAGCGCGAGCTAGTGCCATGACCCGCCCCTTCCTAGAGATGGATTGAAGTTTGCGCGGATGCTGGTTGACCTTTGCCCGGTCAGAATCCCCAGAGCGTAATTGCACTCCAAGATAATCTGTTGCGCTGATTCCAGAGATGGGAAGGAGAAACTTCTTCCAGCAATCGAATATGACACGCCGCGGATGGCGTTTGCCGTGATACACTGCAACGCTGCCGCTAAGATCGTGTTGAGTTGATCGGCCGTGAGTCCGACGAGAGTTCCAGCTGCTGCCATGAGCCGGAACGCTGTGAGGCGTTTTCAAAATGTCAATTTGAATCTGCCTTCACTTGTCCCACCTCGTCAGTGAAGGTGTAGAGGAACGGGCGGATACGGGAATCCATCATGGCGGCCACGAGGTTCATCTGATCAGCATCAAGCAAGTGATCATCTTTCGATGGTGGCCGGAACCATGCCCAATACTTCCCCCCCTTGGAATCAATCATCTGCCGCTTGTACTCAACCGCCGTTTGCTTCTTGTATGCCTCGCTCGTGTCCTGGGCTATCGTCATCCGGTAGGTTGTCATTCCTGACCGAATGCGATGGTAAAGAGTGGCAATGGGCTGGTTGCACCAGAAAAAGTAGCGGGCGGAACCTTGTCTGCGGTTCAACCCTAGTCCGACATGGCCGAAGTTGACCGGTGAATAGGGAAGCTTCCGGGTGACTCTCTGAGGTCCATTTTGCGTAATGACCTGCTCATGGTGCGGGTAGGGGTCCTTATTTGTCGTATCTCCCCAAAGTCCGAGCCATCCATATCGGAGACACACCGATTGGACTGCCTGAGTGTCAAATGCGCAGTCAACAAGAGTTCGGTCCGGTTCCACCCCGAGCTTAATGCGGAGTTCTTCCAGCTCCTCCCAAGTGACGATACGGCCTTCGTCAATGATCCGGCTTTCCGTGCCCGACCATGCGCGGCAGACATACCACCTATGCGCCCCTTCGCCGCGACTTGCCCTTCCTGCCTGGTTGTCGATTGTTAGGAATCGACCTATCTCCCCGTCAAATTCCCCAATCTTCTTGCCGGGCACCCCGGTTTCTTGAAGTTTCAGATATTGGCCAGTCATGCGCTCGACATCCGCTCCATCGTTGTCTGCGGGGGATTCATCCCACGCGAGCGCCCGCCGCTTCTGCATGTAGTCCTTGAGCGGTTCCAGAGCCCCCCTCTTGGCGGCATAGCTGGCCTTCAACTTCTCTTCTAAGATGGATTCAAGGCTCATCCAATAGATCGCGGATGCCTCAATGTGGAAACTCCTATGATCAACTTTGGAGTTCGTGTTCGTTGCCGTGTACCGCCCCATGAGTGACTGCTTGCGTCGGAATGCCTGGTCTTTCGGCCAGTCCATGCCGCAATGCTCGCAATTGTAACGCACTGTCTCCAATAGCTTGTGCCAGATAAAATGACCGTCTTTGTCGATGGTGTTCTCGTCTCGGTCACTCTTGAGCCTGTCCCGTTGATCCGTCATCCTCTGGAACTGATTGCAGAAAGGGCAAGGCACCTCCCACTCTTCGCAGGATCCAGAATTAAAGGCCTCGTCTGACTCGTCGCCGATGACAGATCCCGTCGAAAGCGTGATGATCTTTGGGTTTTTCACGCCCTCGATGCGTTTCTCAAAGGCCCTCATCATGCCGGGCTTGTACATGTGAGGCTCCTCCATCGTGAGGTATTTCACCCTCTTTGACTGGGCTGCGCTCTCATTCGCGCCGACGGCGTAGAGCGGCATATTGAAAAACGCTATTTTCTGGATTCTCTTCTTTGCCCGATCTGTCGGGAGGAGCTTGAAGAGAGTTTCGTTCCCCTCCAGCATTGGAACAACGCGATCCTCCATCGCGTCCTTGGCGTCGTCATCGGTCTGCCAGACATAATAGTAAAAGCCTGGGTCGTTCTCGATGACATAGGCGATGTGGATTTCACCGATAAGGCTTTTGGCGCTTCCGGCAGGGCCCCGAATATCAACCCGTTTTACATTCGGGTCTGAGATTGCCCGTAGTGGCTCTGATAGCCATGCCGCCTCTTCGGCCAAGAAGACGGGATAGCGTACGGACTGCGGGAGCTTCAGGTTGCCATCTGCCCATTCAAGGATCGTGCGATCCTCAAACGGGGTAATCAGGGATTTCCAGAAGTCCTCTAGCCAGCGCATAATTTGCGCCGA